ATTGTTCTTTTCGTATGTTGTGAGTGAAAAGCGTGGGACAGACCCGCGTGCTACGTATCCCCCTCCAAGTGTTGCTGGGCTAGCTATTTCATCCCGATTATTCACGTACTTTTGTGCGTGCTACGCCACTCCATGGCTTCAAGAATATGGACCCTTCTCTCCGATTTATTTCGGACGTTGCACTTAGTGTGCCTGCCTTTCCAAGGCTTTGTTCATGGATTATTTTTAAGAAACCAACCTATATCTTACTTTTAATTTCATTTAGCGTTTCTGTTAAGGGTTCATCCCCTTATCTTTTATTATCGTGTCTTCGGACAGCACGGCCAGCTCTGGTGAGAGTCCCCCGTGTCGATACATTTACGACTTAGGATGATTCATCCGTCACAAGGGTGTGAAAGCTTACATTTCTCACACCGGCACTAAATTGTACCCCGATTTACAAAGAACACAAACCCCCCATCCCGCAAATCTGCGGTGATAAAATATCGCGTACCCGCGAAGGATATGCAAACCCGTCCCGAAGGTCGAGTTGAGGTCACTGATGACCATACAACACTCCCTGAATTCGTTCGCAAGAAGGTTGGGACACAAGTCTGGATTTACAGACATTTGGACGCCGGTATTACCGAAGTGGTGCAACAAGTTCAAAGCACCTACTATTCCAGCGGCATCCTCAATGGAACTAATGGTTGGGAGCAACTCTCAGCCCGTAACAGGAGGCACGCAGTTACACAAGCTTACAATGAAAGTAGCGTGAAACCTCCACAATTTACCCGGGCTAGTCCGGAAACTTCTCCTGATAGTTATAAGACTATCGTGGCAAAAGCAAAAATCGCCAAGGAGAAAAGAGAGTGGGAGGAAGCTGGCACTCGCGAAGAGTACCAGCGTATGAAGAAGAAATCTAAGAAGGTGTCCAAACAATCTCAGGCATCTTCACATTCCATCATACCTGACACTCCAGATCCCCGAAATAAGGGGAAGAAATCCGAGAAGTCACAACGACGGCTCGAGAGGGAACAACGTTCACGTGTCCGAAAGACTAAGTTTAGGGACCGTGAACTTGCTGAATCTAATCCCTACGATTTTGTTAAAAGTCCTCAATTGAGGCAAGTTGTCGATCAGTATACAACTGGTCAAGGCGATTTAACACCTAAACAGGTGAAGAATGGCATGAGACTTGTAAATCATCTCCG